TTGTATGTTGGAGGAGGTCCAAGAAACATATCAGGAATAACACCATCAAACGCGGTTCAATATACAGTTCAGTTATTCGGTAAATTTACAGGGACAACATCACCAATACAACCAACTCCAACACCGACGCCAACACCAAGTCCTACAAGACAAAATTGTCCTTGTATAACTTATCAAGTTAGTAATCCATCATTATTGGCTCAAGGTTTCTTTACATATACAGATTGTATTGGAGTATCACAACTATTAGTTGTAAACCCTGGTGAAGAGTTCTTTGTATGTGTTTGTAATTCAACATCTTGGAGCACTGAAGGTCCACTTGTAGTAGTATATGATGGTTCTTGTGTTCAAGTAACACCAACACCTACCCCTACTCCATCATCAACTCCTTGCCAATGTGGTGAATATGAGGTTGATACAACAGGAATAATTATTGGAGCACCAGTATTACTTTATACCTTCTGTGATGGAACACCAATTACAATGGACTTACAATTAAACCAAATATATCTACTTTGTGGTTGTGTTGGAACATTTGATTGTTCTGACCCTGAAGTGATAATAACTTACGCAGGACCTTGTTAATCAATTAAAAACTATGGCAAACTTACCGAACCCCGTACCTACAACATATACACTTGGAAATTGTTCAGGATATACACCTGTATCTGAGGTGTTTACAGTCAATTTAGGACCTATCTGTAATAGGAGTGGAAACCCACAACTACAACTTATGTGGTTAAACAGATATGGACATTGGGATTACTACAGATTTACAGCAAGTAAAAGTGAAGGACTTGCGATTAACAAACAAACATATAATACTTGGGATATAAATTGGGGTAGTCCTGACCCTTCAAGAGAACAATGGGCAAGAGGTTTAACTGACTTTCAAGTTAGTATGTCTGAAACTCATGTTATCAATTCTGGTTTCTTAAACCAACCTGACTTTATGTTCTTGGAGGAGGTATATACATCAAACCAAGTGTTTGAGATTACAGACAATGGTGAGTTAAGACCCATCAATGTAATCAATCAAGAATTTACAAGAAAAAATAAAGGAAACAGGACTATCACAAATATTGAACTGACTTATGTTTATAGTGATGATATTACTTTAATAGGATTCTAATATGGATACTACACTACTGGTGTATCTTAAAGATACTTGGAGAAGGGTGGATATATACGAAGATATTCCAATTTCTGTTATGATACAGGAGTTAGATATTAACGCATTAGATACAAGAAAATCACCATACTCAAAACAATTTGTTATTCCAAATACAAGTACTAACGCTAATATATTTGAGCATTACTTTGAGGTTAATGGTATTGATTTCAACCCACTAACAAAGATACAATGTGTGGTTCAATATAGGGGGACTGACTTATTCACAGGACTATTAAGATTATCAGCAGTAATACAAAACCCTGGTTATGTAGATTATGAGATTTACATAATGGGACAAGTGGGTGATTTTGCTTCTGAAATTAGAAACATAACATTACAAGATTTACAATGGGATGACTTACAACATGAATTATCTTATTCAGCAATCACCAAATCTTGGGAAGCAAAAGATAATGATATAGATGGTTTATTTGGGGGTAAAGTATTATACCCGATGATAAACTACGGATTACCATATCAAGACAATGGAACAAGGTCTATACCAGCGTATACCTATTCTTTTGATGAACCATACTCATTTGACCAATCAACACACTCTGTACCTGAATATGTGTGGAAACCATCAATAAGATTAAGAGAGGTTATTGATAGGATATTTGCCAGAACTGGTTATAACATTAAAAGTGATTTCTTTGATACTGATTATTTCAAGTCAATGTATATGGACACTTTCCAAAATGGAAAACTTGGAGTTGATGTAGCATCAGGTGTTACAAACCAAAACATCTTTAAGACATACATGCGTCCATCATCTGTGATTACCTTCGGTAGTGCGGGTGCCAGACCCCTTAATTTCCAAACCTTTAGAGGTGATGGTTATGACCCATTGAATAACTTTGTATTAGGACCTGGTGTTTCCAATTCAGTAGACCAACCAAATCCACCATTTGATACAAACTACTTTAGAGTTCCATTTGCGGGGGATTATTCTTGGAACTTTAGATTTAATTATGATGATAATCATGTGTGTGGTGGAGATATCTTTTTCCAAATATACGCAAGAAAAAGTACTGATTTATTAACACTTGATACAGCACTCCCATTTGCTGTGAGTGATTTATATTCATTACCAACCTGTGGTGCTCAAGCACCAGTCAACTATTTCTTTACAGGAACTTGTGGAACAGGAGAATATGTTAGGTTGTATATTGACTTAAAGAGTTCATCAACACCAGGAAAACAATTAAGATTATTACCCTACAATGAATACTCAATTACAAGTGAAGCACCAATGTGGGATTTGTATTCATCACCAACATTAGCAGGAACACAACTTGTAGACATTAGATTAGGATTACAACAGATAAATTGTGTTGAATTCTTAAAAGCGATTATAACCCTATTCAACTTGGTTGTAGTTCAAGATGAGGTATCACAATCAATCATTATAGAACCATTTAACTGGTATTACAATGAAGCAAACAGAACCGAAAAGAACTGGACACAAAGACAGGACTTGAATACATCATACAGAATTGAACCACTATCATTTGAATTACCAAAGATATTGAACTTTACTTGGACAAAGGGTTCTGAGGAATACTTGAATAAGTTGTATGAGGACTCTAACAAATGCCAGTATGGTAGATACAAGTATATTTCTACCAACAATTTATTAACAGGACAACAAGATTATGAAATACCATTTGCTGCTACTCCAACAACTGTGGTTAATGGAGCAGATAACTTTATTATACCTGCTGTCTACAGGGAGTTAAATACAACTGTAGCAGCATCGGGATATACATACACAACTTTACAACCATACTCAAACAAACCACACTTGTTCTTTTGGACAGGTAATAGATATGCATACAAAGACAAATACAAACAGGTTCAAGGTACTTGGTATTTGAGTTCTGGTTCAACACCAGTGGAAATAACAACATACCCTTGTGTATCACATTTGAGTTCATTAGACATACAAATACCTGACTTAGTATCTGACTTAAACTTTAGACCCACATTTGATTTCTTTGGAAACTACAATACATTACCGGTTCAGTTCACACAATTTAATTTATGGAACTTGTTTTGGGAGGATTATGTAGATAACAATTATTCCAACGAAACAAGAAGATTAACAGGAAGGTTCTTATTAAGACCTACTGATGTATATGAAACAAAATTAACAGATAAGATATTTGTTAAAGATAGTTTTTATAGAATAGAAAAGATAAATGAAGCAAGTTTGATTGAGAACAAACTAACTGAAATATCTATGATTAAAGAAATTGGGGGTTATTATAAAGTAGTACCACCATCACCATATTATACATTATCAGGGAATACACCATATCCTGGTTTATCAACAGCATACAATTTAGATTGTTGGACAGGATTTACAATAACCCCTGTATGTAATGGAACAACACCAACACCACCAGTATCTTTAACTACATTTGGTGTTTCAGGTTTATCAAATAACCAACAAGTTTACTATGATACAGGGACAGAATACAGACCTGGTGGACTTGGAACTTATTTAAGATATACTGGTGATTCTACAACCTATGTAGTTATAAATAATGTAGGACAAATCCTACAACAAAATTGTTAAAAGATGGCAGAAAAAGTAATTGGATTAAGGATACAACTTAATGGATTGAATACAGTAATCACTGATATACAAACATTAGAAAATGAAATAAGAAAAGCTAAAGAAGATTTAAGACAAGTTGAAATTGGTGGTGATATATTCAACCAGTTATCAAGGGAAATTAGAGATGCTGAAACTAAATTGATTGGACTAAAAGATACTGCTAAAGGTATTACAAAAGAAAAATCACTTGAAGGTTTTGGTAAATTAGGACAAGGTATTTCATCATCATTTGCTGCTGCTACCGCTGCGGTGTCTTTGTTTGGTAAAGAAAGTGAATCAGTTCAGAAGGCAGCAACTCAAGCACAAAACTTATTAACAATCGCGTTATCCATTAGGGGTATCGCAGAGATAAAAGTGGGGGCTGATATTGTAGCGAGAACCATCGCGGAGAAAGCGTCAACACTCGCCACCAACGCAACCAATTCCGCAACCAAAGCGTTATACACAACCTTATCCAAGAACCCTTATGGACTTATCATTGCTGCGGTTGGAGCATTGGTAGCAGCATACATTACCTTAACTGATGAAACAGAAAAGGTAAATAAGGCAGCAGAATCACAAAAGAAAATTGATGAATTAAGAGTTAAATCACAAGAGGATTTAATTAGAAAGACAACAGAACAATCAATCAAGTTAAGGTCTTTACAACTAATTGTTAATGATACTAAGAAAAGTGAATTGGAAAGAAACCAAGCACTTAATGACTTAAAGAAGGAATTACCTGGTTTGACTGGTTTGGAATTAGGTAGAGCCAACTCACTAAAACTTATCAATGCGGAGATTGAAAATGGTTTATCATTAGGTAAATTGGAAATACAATCTCAAGCGATTGTCGCGGTGGGTATTGAAAAGGAAATCCGTTTAAGAGAATTAAAAGGTGAACAAGACAAGAACAACCTTAAGATTGCGGAACTACAAAAGAAAATTGATTTTGAGAATAGAAAAGACGCACCTGTGGATTATTCAAGACAGGAGAGAGTATTCTTATTACAGAAAGACCAAACTCAATTAAAAGCAGATAACGCTAAGTTAGATGTTGAAGCAAAGAAACTTAACAAGGATAGAAATCAACTTGAAAATGAATATGATGGTATTGTTGTTAAATTAAATGCTAATAAGGCGAGAACGAATAAAGTTGTTGAAACATATAACAAAGAACTTAAAGATGAGAAAAAGAACCAAAAGGATGTTAATCAAGCGACACAAGAACAAATTGATAATGTTTCCAAGTTAACAATTGCTTATGAAAAACAAATCGCTGAAATACAATCTACAATAGATGTTTACAAAAAGATTGGTGAACTTACAAAAATTGATATTCAAGAACCAGCGATTGTTAAGAATATTGAATCAATCAATGATGCGAGAAAAGCATTACAATTACCTACATTAGAAACTGAATTTAAGAAAATTGGTATTCAGATTTCAACAGTCAATAATGAGTTCAGTATTACAAAAGATATATTACAAAAATCTACTGATGACTTTGGAAGGTACTATGAATCTATTAGAAAGATTTTATCTACAGCAGCACAAACAGAGGATGTTAAAACCTTTAGTGAAACCATCAAGGTTGCGTTAAATGATGCTTCTGATTTATTACAAAAAGGTAAAATAACAAAGGGGGCGTTTGACGCATTTAAGATACTTACAGACCAATATCTTGGTTTCAACAAAGTAGTTAAAGATAACCCATTATTTAAGACAGAATCACTACAAACATTTTTAGAATTAGAAAAACAAATCTTGATTGCGAGTGGTGAATACACATTAGAATTAAACAAACAAACAGGACAGATTGAAAAGGTTGCTGTTAAGGTTAAAGATTATACTGGTTTACAAGACAAACAAAATCAGTTATTAAAAGATTATGGTGTTGAATTAACAAACACATATACTAAAGAACTTGAAGGATTAAAACTAACCGGTGAAGCAAGAGAAAAGAATATTGAAAAGTTAGTTACACAAGGTAAAATTACAAAGGAACAAGGACAAGAATTATTATCTGTTAAAATAGTTGAAGACCAACAAAAAAAGTTTGATGACTTAATTAAACAATTGGTTGAGGCAAGATTAGCGGGATTAAGAAAAGTAACATTGGTTATTGTTCAAGAGGAAAACCAAATCAGGGAATTTTTATTTAGAGTTCAAGAAGCACAAAAAGAAGGGGCAACTTTATCCACAGAAGCGATAAAACAAACTTTATTAAATAACTTAAACTTGGTAGTTGAGTTTACACAAAAACAAAACAAAATTGTTATTGATGAAAAGAAACAACAAGTAGACCAACTTATATCATTGGAACAACAACTGGCTCTTAAGGGAATTGATATTACAAAACTTACAGAGGAGGAAAAACTTAAGATATTAAAAGCGTATCTTGATAAACAGAAAGCAGATAAAGATGCTGCAGCAGAGGAAGATAAGAAAAGGGGAAAGATAACTGCTGATGATGTCGCAAACACATTACAAAAGTTCAGTCAAGTAGTATCTCAAACCGCATCACTATTTTCTCAATACTATCAGTTCCAATTAAAACAACTTGAGGATACAAGTAAAGAAGCATTAGGACAGGTTGTAGGTGATACAGACCAAGCGAACCAAAAGAGATTAGAACTTGAAAAACAATACCAACTTAAAAAGGCGGAAATAGAAAAAAGAGCAACAATCAAATCATTACAACTACAATTGATTCAAGCGATTGTGGATACCGCACAAGCGGTAGCATCAAACTTGGAAATACCACCTTTAGCAATCGCTGTTGGTATATTAGGAGCAGCACAGGTTGGTTTAATCGCACAACAATTAGCATACGCACAATCATTAGCGGGTGGTGGTAGAATTAAGTTGGGTGCTGGTGGTATGGTTATGGGTCCATCACATGAAATGGGTGGTGTATCCTTTGCAGGTGGAGTTAACTTGGAAGGTGGGGAATCTGTTATCAATAGACAGAGTTCGTTGAACTACGCGGGTCTATTATCACAAATTAACCAAGCAGGTGGAGGACAACCAATTGTGAATAACGCATCTAATTCATTGATGGAGGAAAGATTGGTACAAGCGATTTCAAGAGCGAACCAAGAACCAATCAGAGCGTATGTATTAAACTCTGAAATAACAAACGGACAAGCGATTAACAGAAGGTTAAATGAACTTGCTACCTTATAACTTAAAACTATTTATAAAAGATGATTAAAATTATAGACCTTGATATAGAAGGAACAATCACAGGTGATACAAAGGTTACAGAAATTGCGTTGGTAGAGATGCCCGCGATTGAACAGAACTTTATATATTTTACAAAAGAACAATTTGTTGATACAATAAAAGATTATCCACAATACATTATTGATAACGCGAGAGAAGCTAAACAATGGGTTGATGAAAATGGATATGGTAGTTGTATGACTCCTGTTGGTAAAGCAAGATTAAATCAACTTGCTAAGGGTGAACCTATATCTTTGGAAACAATGAAACGTATGAAAGCATACGCAGATAGACACAAGAAGGACTTACAATCATCAAAGTCATTTGACGATGGATGTGGTTTATTAGCATGGTATTCTTGGGGATTAGACACAACAGGTAGAGTGGAGAAATGGTTGGAAAGTAAAATTGGTAAATTAGAACAAATGGAATATGAACCATCATTACCACCATACTCAAATTATCCTGTAGGTGATAAAACCAAGTGTAAAGACCCTGCAAGAAATGGTGGAGTAGATTGTAGTAATTCTGATATGTTAGTTGAACCAGTATTGTTTGTTAAAAGAAATCCTGGTGAAGATAGAAAAGATTATATCAATAGATGTACTGAATATCTAATATCAAAAGAAGGTAAGAAACCAGACCAAGCATACGCAATCTGTAATTCAGAAGCAGACAATTTTTCAGTAGGACAAAAAGTCAGTTTTGACTATGACGATACTTTAAGTACAACAAGGGGTAAAGGACTTGCATTACATGAAATTCAATCAGGTAGTGAGGTTTATATTATTTCAGCAAGACATATCAAAGAAGGTATGTATAAAACTGCTGATGAACTTGGAATACCACATAGTAGAGTTTACGCGACTGGGTCAAACAAAGCCAAAATACAAAAGATTAAAGATTTACACATTACAAAACATTATGATAACAACAATGATGTTATTAACCAACTTGGTAGAATAGGAATTGATTTTAATTGTCCTTGTTTGGATGAATTTATAGTTGAATTAGAACCATTGGTAGTTACAACTTATACTCCTGAAAACGCAATCTTCAACAGGAAACAAGGATTCACAATGATTGGATTTGTTGATGGAGAACCAGTGTTTACATCACCTGAAGAAGCAGAACTTTATGGTAAAGAACAACACGGATGTACAGGACACCATACCCACACAGATGAAAATGGAAATGTGGTTTATATGGGTTGTGAGGTTCATCCTGAAAAGATGTTAGATATTGTTTCAGACAATGTGGATATCTTATCTGTTGGTGAAGAAAATATACAATTATTCTCACATTATAGTGATGAAGAAAAAGAGGTTGTTAAGATGTTAAAGTTCTTAAAAGACAACCATTACGAAGAATTTGAAGCGGTAGTTGGAGCAATGAGAGGGGGAACAGAAACCGACATTAAAAGAAGAAACCACAAAACCCCAACAATCTATTTCAAGTATGAAAGGATTTTATCAGGAGCACCAGATAGAGAGTTCTGTACCAGTATTGAGAACAGATACTTTAGAAGGGTTGAAATAGATTTGTTAAGAGATACCAATACAGAGTTTGGACATCAAAAACAACCATACTCAAAGTGGTTATACAAGGGAGGTCCGAACTGCGTGCACGCGTGGAGAAAGTTCTTGGTTCAAGGTGATGTAATATCAGACCAAGGCATGGCAGATGGAACACCGGGTGTTCCACCAAAGTCATTACCAAATAGTGGGTACTATTCACCAGAAACAAAAAGAAAGAGTGAGGTAGCATATATCATATCTCAACAGAATATGTCCAAACAGGAGTTCTCTGTTGATGATGAAAAAAGGATGGTATACTCACCATTGATGATACCAAATATTCTAATACCAAGATTGGATGAAGATACAAATGAGAAATACTTTGTTAAGTTCACCCCATCTGTTATAGAAAAAATACAAAACCTTTATATGATTGAAAAAAGGTTAGACCAAACAAACTATGAACATACAGATAAAAAGATTGAATCTGTTGTGATGGTAGAGAGTTGGTTAGTATCAGGTCCATCAGACAAAGCATACCAATTAGGTTTTTCAAGAGAAGATTTACCTGATGGTACTTGGATGGGTGGATTTAAGGTATTAGATACAGAAGAAGGAAATAACATCTGGAATAATTACATCAAGACAGGTAAAGTAAAAGGGTTCAGTGTAGAAGGAAATTTCTTAATGAACTTTTCACGCCTGAAAAAAGATGAATATTTATTAGATGAAATCATAAACATAATAAAACAAATAACTGATTAAAAAATTATGAATGCAACTGAAGCAATCAATAATATCGTTAAAATGTTAGGATTACAATTTAAGAAAGAGACCTTCAAGTCAACTTTTCTTGTTGATGGAAGCACAGAGGTTACCAACAATATGGAAGATGATTTTCAAGTAGGTCAAACTCTTTATGTTGTAAAAGAATCCACACTTGCACCCGCACCAGAAGGTTCACACGAAACCAGAGATGGTTTGGTTATTTCTGTTGATAGTGAATCTACGATTATCGCTATCACATCAAAAGACCAATCTACTGATGCAGAGGTAGAACAAGAAGCAAGTAAAGATATGTCTTACACTGAAGCAAGAGATAGTCAAGGACAAATCCTTGAATCATCAACTTTTGATGTAGGTGAAGATGTATACTTGGTTCACGAGGATGGTAGTAAATCACCAGCACCTGATGGAGAACACCAAGTAGTATTGAAAGATACAAGTGGAAACGAAAATAAGATTAGAATTCAAGTAAAAGATGGTAAAATCACTCAACGTGAAAATGTTGAAGAAATGATGAAACCTGAAATGATGAATGCTGATTTTTCCAAAGACATTGAAGATATTAAATTGTCCTTAAACAACCTACTTGAATTGGTTGGTTCTATGAACGGAAAATTCAAGACAGAGTTCAACTCATTAAAAACCGATTTTGAGTCATTTAAGAATTTACCAGAAAGAAAAGCAGTAGAAGAAAAGAAATTCTACACTGAATCTTTTTCTGATTACAGATTAAACTTGATTAAAAATCAAATCAAAAAATAAAAATTAAAAAAATGGAAAACAATAAGAAAAAATTATCATTTGCTTATGACTTGTCTGCACTTCCAACATACAACTCGTATGGTTCAGATATGTTGATTAAAGCAATCTTGGGTTTAACCTTACCAAAGTATGCTTCAATTAGAGCAAACTTGAAAGGTACTACTGAAAAAGTAGGTTTTGTAACAAACGATATTTATTTGCAGGATTTGAGTTGTGGATTTGACCCAAGTGGTACAACTACACAATCATTGGTAACTGTAGATTTATGTAATAAAAAATTAAACCAGACACTTTGTCCATACTCTTTGTATGATACTTACTTGTCTCAATCTTTATCAAATGCGAACTTTCACGAATCAGTACCATTTGAGGAAGTAATCTTAACAGATATTTCTAACAGAATTGCTAACCAAGTTGAAAAACAATTGTGGCAGAACACTACTACTACTGGTGGAACTTATGGTTCAGCTTGTTTCGCAGGTGTTGGTCAGTTGATTACATCAGGTAATGGTGCTACTCAAATCGCATATTCAGCATCTACGCCATCAAATGGCTTAGACGTGTTTACAACAATTTACCAAAATATCCCAAGTAACGTATTACACATGGATGACTTAACAATCTTCTGTTCATACTCAAACTATCGCGGTTTGGTTGCGAGCATGAGAAACAACTCATTTGTAAACTTGTTCACAATGGACACTGCAGGTTCTACCAGCGGTGAAGATTGGGCATTGATGTTACCAGGTTCTAACGTGAAAATCGTTCCAACTGTAGGTTTGGATGGTGTTTCTGCATACTACGCAGGGCCAGCATCATACTACATGGTTGGTATGAACGCTGAGATGCAAACAATCAAAGCGATATACGACCCGTTTGAGGACATCGTAAAAATTAACGCACACGTGACTTACGGATTAGGTATCTTTGACGTAGCGTCTTTCTGCTTGTGTAAATAATCATTAGTGTTTCTGTTTGGTTGTTTCTCCTTTCTATTACAATACAAAGTTAAGGAAAGTAATTGGAACAACCAAACGAACACATAAAATAAATTAAAAAAGATAAAATAGAAAATTATGGCATCATGTTATATTTCAACTGGATATACTTTAGATTGTAGAACCTCATCAACAGGTGGTATCAAAACCATGTGGGTATTAGGTGGTTCAGGTAATACAATCACTGGTTATACAGTTACAAACACACAGGTTACAGCAATCGGTGGAACAGGTACTTGGTTTCAATTCCAATTACCAAAACAGTCTGGTTCTTTAAGTGAAACACTTGGAATCAACACTACATCACAATCTGTAACGTTCCAACCTGAAATTGTTGTGAACTTACCGAAATTGAATACTACTTTAAGAGACACTTTTGTTGACTTGGTTTCTCAAAACTCAATCTACGCATTGATAGAGGATAACAACAACAGATACTGGTTAGTAGGTTTAGATAATGGACTTTTAGTTACAGCAGGTTCATTAAATACAGGTCAGGCATACACTGACTTAAACGGAGCAACAGCTCTTACAATGACTGGTGGAGAACCAACATCTATCCGTGAGGTTGATGTTACTACAACT